CGCATGAACGATAAACGGCTATATAATATTCATAATATTCAACCCCTCCCCCTTCATTTTTCTGAGGTATTTCTAGTCGTTGGCATTTACGCCAACTCCCCCCGTCACTTTTTATTTTGCCTAGCCCCCCACCCCTATATATAAAAAATTCCGTTTTCTATACATGAAAGACTTGGCATGTATAAATTTTTTCTGTTACATTTCGGCTATCCCTTCTACCGAAGTGCCATGATTCAACTTGTGCCTACTACGGAACATCCTGTTCCTTTTGATTTGTCCGATGAGCAACCTAAGACTCATGCGGATAGCATAGCTGTCGCTGTAAACACTATTGATCTTATAAATGAGCTTGGGGCCAGCGTAGATTTTGATGACGATGATCTGCATAAAGCTGCGGATCTGCTCACGGGTGCAACCAAACCAAATGCGCCTAAGACTATATCTAAGTCACACGAAGCGGCGGCGGCCCACCATCTGGTAAAGAAGTTTGACTTCCAAGCGTTTGCCGATGCACTACAAGCCAGAAATTTCATAACAAACAAACTCGTGTTGCTTGCGGACAACGGCGACCCGAAGATTGAATTAAAAGCACTTGAGCTTTTGGGCAAGCATTCGGACATCGGCCTCTTTACAGAACGCAGCGAGATCACTATCCACCACACAACTTCTGCATCTCTTGAGAATTCCATCAGAGAAAGAGTTAAACGCTTGCTCAACACCGACGTGTCAGACATCACTCCCTTGGATGATCTGGATGCTCAGTTAGGCGCAGTAAAAACGGAAGAGATACTTATTGCCGGTTCTGAAATGGAAGACGAAATCCCGGAATCCGAGGTACAAGATAATGAGTGAGATTACTCTAAAAGACATAGAAACACTAATTAACTCGGGTAAGCTGAGCGAGTCGGACTTACGGGTACTAGAGACACAGCTAACTAAGTTAGAGAAGCTCAAAGAGCGTGAGCTTGCGCAAGAGAAGTTCATTAAGTTTGTGGAAAGGGTCTGGCCTACCTTCATTTCTGGGGCGCATCACAAAAGAATGGCCAATGCGTTTGAGCGAGTGGCTCGTGGAGAGTGCAAACGACTCATAATTAACATGCCACCCCGCCATACTAAGTCAGAATTCGCGTCATACCTGCTTCCTGCATGGTTTTTAGGGCAGTTTCCGGGCAAAAAAGTGATTCAAGCGTCACATACTGCTGAATTAGCGGTGGGTTTTGGTCGAAAAGTGCGAAATTTGGTGGATTCTGAGGTCTACCACGAGATTTTTCCTGATTTACACCTGCAAAGTGATTCAAAAGCTGCCGGGCGGTGGAATACCAGCAAGGGTGGCGACTACTTTGCGATTGGTGTAGGCGGTGCAGTGACCGGTAAAGGTGCTGACGTACTAATAATAGATGATCCACACTCAGAACAAGAGGCTGCAATGGCGGCTACCAACCCTGATGTGTATGACAAGGTGTATGAGTGGTACACATCTGGCCCAAGACAGCGTTTACAGCCGGGCGGGGCTATTGTTATAGTTATGACTCGGTGGTCTCAGCGAGATTTGACCGGTCAAGTGATTAAAGCTGCCGCTTCAAGGAGCGGTGAAGAGTGGGAAGTCATCGAGTTCCCTGCAATCCTACCAAGTGGCAACCCTCTTTGGCCTCAGTTCTGGTCGATGGAGGAGTTGGATGCGCTTAGGAACGAACTGCCTAATGCCAAGTGGCAAGCGCAGTACCAACAGAATCCCGTAGGTAATGAGTCAGCTATTGTGAAGCGCGACTGGTGGAAATGGTGGGAACCCAATCGTCCCCCCGAGTGTGAGTATGTACTTCAGACATGGGACACGGCGTTTGAGAAAAACAACAGGGCTGACTATTCCGCAGGTACGACGTGGGGGATATTTACCAACCAAGAAGATATGACAAAAAATATCATTCTTCTAAACACATATAAGAAGCGTGTTGAGTACCCTGACCTGAAACGAGATGTGCTGGCTGAGTACAACATGTTTGAACCAGACGGAGTGCTTATAGAGAAGAAGGCATCCGGAGCGCCGTTGATCTATGACCTAAGAGCAATGGGCATACCTGTGCAGGAGTACACGCCGGGTAAGGGCCAAGACAAAATTGCCCGTCTTAACGCAGTCTCAGACATAATCGCGTCTGGGAAAGTATGGGTTCCACAGACTAGGTGGGCTGAAGAATTGGTAGATGAAGTTGCGGAGTTCCCATCCGGCGAACACGATGACTTGGTTGACGCAACAACTTTAGCGCTTATGAGGTTTAGACAAGGTGGGTTCTTACGCTTACCAAGCGACGAGCCTGAAGACGTTCAGTATTTCAAAGGTAACCGCAACGAGCGGTACTACACAGTGTAAGGACACAAAATGGCAACAAGTTCAATGGACAAAGCACTTTATCAAGCACCTATGGGTCTCTCCGACTTAGCAGAACAGCCCGATATTGAAATTGAGATTGAAGACCCCGAGTCAGTTAGCCTGCAAATGGGCGACATTGAGATTGACTTAAAACCAAAAAAAGAAACGGCGCAAGACTTTGACGCTAACTTAGCTGAGTACATGGACGAAGCAGAGTTGGACTCGCTTGGAGCAGACTTAATTGAGGACTTTGGCAAAGACGTAATGGATCGCAAAGATTGGATCAAGACTTATGTTGATGGTCTGAAGTTGCTGGGTTTGAACTACGAAGAGCGAACAGAACCTTGGCAGGGCGCTTGTGGTGTATTCCACCCCATGTTGACAGAGTCCGTCGTGCGGTTCCAGTCCGAAGCAATGATGGAGACGTTCCCAGCAATGGGGCCAGTCAAGACCCAGATTGTTGGCGCAATTAACTTACTTAAAGAAGAAGCTGCCGCCCGCGTGCGCGAGGACATGAACTATCAGTTAACTGAAGTGATGGTGGAGTATCGCCCCGAGCACGAGAAGATGTTGTGGTCACTGCCCCTCGCAGGTTCAGCGTTTAAGAAGGTGTACTACGACCCAGCTAAGGGTCGTCAAGTAGCAGTGTTTATTCCCGCTGAAGACATCGTCGTTCCCTACGGGGCTAGTAATCTTGAGTCAGCCGAGCGGGTTGCACATGTTATGCGTAAGACTGAAAACGAGATCAAGAAGTTGCAAGAAGCCGGGTTCTACATCGACGTGGACTTAGGCGAGCCGACACATGAGTTGGATGATATTGAGAAGCAAAAAGCTGAAGAGCAGGGTATGTCAGCTATCAACGATGATCGCTTCCGTATCTTGGAGATGCACGTTGACTTGGACTTGGCTGGGTTTGAGCATGAGGACAAGAAGGGTAAGAAGACTGGGATTGCGTTACCCTATGTAGTTACTATTGAAAAAGGCACAGGTAAAGTTTTAGCCGTAAGGAGAAATTGGTATGAAGACGACGAACTGCACACCAAGCGACAACACTTTGTCCACTACCAATACATCCCCGGATTTGGGTTCTATGGATATGGTCTTATCCACCTTATCGGGGGCTACGCCAAGTCCGCCACCATGCTCATCCGACAGTTGGTGGATGCTGGCACGCTATCTAACTTACCCGGAGGTCTTAAATCTCGCGGCTTACGCATTAAGGGAGACGACACCCCCATCCAGCCCGGAGAGTTTAGAGACGTAGATGTACCAAGCGGATCAATCAGAGACAACATACTACCCCTACCGTATAAAGAACCTAGTCAGGTTCTGTTTGCACTATTCCAGAACATAGTTCAAGAAGGCCGTGCGTTTGCGTCCAGTGGCGACATGAACGTGTCTGATATGAGTACTAATGCACCGGTAGGCACAACACTAGCTCTCTTGGAGCGCACTCTTAAAGTGATGACGGCAGTGCAAGCGCGTTTGCACTACACCATGAAACAGGAGTTCAAGCTTCTCAAGACCATCATTGCTGACTATACGCCCGAGGAGTACGACTATGAGCCAGAAGATGCAGGTCGTAAGGCCAAGAAATCAGATTACGACAGCACAGAAGTTATTCCTGTTAGTGATCCAAATGCAGCAACAATGGCACAGAAAATCGTGCAGTATCAAGCAGTTCTTCAGTTGGCTCAGTCTGCACCACAACTCTATAACTTACCTCTGTTGCATCGTCAGATGATTGAGGTGTTGGGTATCAAGAATGCTAACAAGTTAGTACCGGTGGAAGATGACCAAGTACCTACTGACCCAGTACAGGAGAACCAGAATATCCTGATTATGAAGCCGGTCAAGGCGTTTATTGAGCAGAACCACGAAGCTCATATTCAGGCGCACATGGCAGCTATTCAGAATCCAAAGATTCAACAGTTGATGCAGATGAACCCACAAGCTCAAGCGATCATGGCAGCAGCTATGGCGCACATCAACGAACACATTGCGTTCGAGTATCGCAAGCAAATTGAGATGTCAATAGGTATGCCGCTACCCACTGAAGAGCAAAACAAACAAGTGGCTCCAGAGTTGGCGGATCGAATTGCAATGATGACCGCGCAAGCGTCACAGCAGTTGACTCAGCAGGCACAACAGCAAACTCAGCAACAACAGGCTCAACAACAAATGCAGGACCCGATTGTTCAGATGCAGATGCAAGAGTTGCAGATCAAGCAAGGCGAGTTGCAACTTAAACAGCAGAAGCAACAGATTGACGCTGCGGCAAAAGCAGACCAGATTCGTATTGAGGAGTCCCGTATTGAGGCTCAAAAAGAAATCGCTGCTATGCAGGTTGGCGCACAGACAGCCGCAAAACGAGATCAGTTAAACAAAAAAATGGAATCCGAAGGGGTTCGTATGGGTATTGATGCGGCAAAACACAAAGCGCAGATGGCTATGCAGCAAGCGCAACGAAATCAGTCTAACAACAAAGGGGGGAATAAATGAATTCACAAGCGCTTACATACCTTTTCAAAGAAATTGACAAGTTACGCGAGGATCAAGCTATTTTTTTAAGTGGCGGTGGCGCAAAAGATTTCGCCGAGTATCGGCACGTCTGCGGAGTTATTCGGGGTCTAACTCATGCAGATCAAATTGTCAAAGACCTTGCGAAAAAAATGGAGTATTCCGATGACTGAATTTGACGTCGCTGCGGTAGATTTGTCCGGCATTCTTAACACGAGTGCAGAGGATAAAGCGAAGCAGTTGCCCGATCCTAAAACGTTCCACCTTCTGTGCGTTGTTCCTGAAGCAATGGAAGAGTTTGCGGATAGTGAAATTGGTATTGTTAAATCAAATCAATCTATGCACTATGAAGAAGTACTAACCCCAGTATTATTTGTAGTCAAGCTTGGCCCCGATGCTTATACAGATATCGCCCGGTTCCCTAGTGGGCCGTCGTGCAAGGAAGGTGACTTTGTCATCGTCCGACCCAATTCAGGCACCCGTCTGAAGATTCATGGCCGCGAATTCCGCATCATTAACGATGATTCGGTTGAGGCTGTTGTGGAAGATCCGCGCGGAATTACCCGTGCTGCATAAGGAGTAATACATGGCAACACAAAAGTTTGAAGACTCTTATGAGTTTCCCGATGAGAAAGCAGAGAAAGCTGCTGCTGAAGAAAAGTTTGAAGTAGAAATTGAGGACGATACCCCCGCTCAAGATCGTGGCCGCAAGCCCATGAAAGAGCCAGTAGAAGACCCAACCGAAGACGAATTGGCAACGTACGACGAGAAGGTTCAAGCCCGTATCAAGAAGTTCACCCGTGGCTACCACGACGAACGCCGCGCCAAAGAAGAAGCCCTACGCGAACGCGAAGCGGCGGAAAACTTCGCCAAACAAGTCTATAGCGAGAACAAAAGACTTCAACAACAGCTTTCTAACGGAAGTAAAGTATACATTGAGCAGTCTCAATCTACCGCCCAATTAGAGCTTGATTCTGCAAAGAAGCGCTATAAAGAAGCCTACGAGTCTGGCGATGTTGACGCTATTACCGATGCCCAAGCAGAAATTGCTAAGGCTACTCTTAGGATAGACAAAGCTTCTGGACTAAGACCCATTGAGGTTGAAGAACGTGAGTTTCAAACCGCACAACCAGAAAAACCTAACCTTACCCCCCGCACTAAAAAATGGGTTGAACGTAACAATGATTGGTGGGGGGTTGACGAAGAAATGACAATGTCTGCTATGGGCATTGACAGGAAGTTACAGAAAGAGTATGGTGCGGACTATGTAGGTACTGAAGAGTACTTTCAAACCATTGATAAAACAATGCGCAAAAGATTTCCTGAACACTTTGAAAGTGAACAGAGCTACGAGGAAGACGATCCGCCTCCTAAGAAAAGGGCGTCAGAACCGGAAGAGGAGTATGAAGATACCCCACGCCGTGCACCAAGAATTACTTCGCCTGTGGCACCAGCCTCACGAAGTACTCCACCTAGTCGTATTCGTTTAAAAGCATCAGAAGCCGCCACTGCGCGTCGCCTTGGGGTGCCCATCGAAGAATATGCAAGACAGGTTGCTCTACTTAGAAAAGGAACATAAAAATGGAAAACACTGAAGTCACTAAAGCTGGAAAACCGCAAATTCGCTTAGATCGTGCGTTGGATACTCGTCAAGAGATGCAACGACCAACGGCGTGGCGTGCACCAGAATCTTTACCTTCACCCGACGATAGGCCCGGTTGGTCGCATCGTTGGATCCGTATTAGCGTACTGGGTAATAGTGATCCATCTAATATCTCCTCTAAGTTACGTGAGGGATACGAACCCTGCAAAGCAGAAGACTATCCAGAACTCATGATGCACGCTTCCGTTGACGGACGCTTTAAAGGTAATATTGAAATAGGCGGGTTAGTACTTTGCCGCATTCCAGCCGAGTTTATGCAACAACGTGACGCTCACTTTGCCAAGATAAACAAAGCGCAAATGGATTCGGTAGACAACACCTACATGAAAGACAATGATCCACGGATGCAAAAATTCGCGGAAAGATCGTCAAAAGTAACATTTGGCACAGGTTCTTAAATTTTTTTAAAGGAGTCTTAAATGGCTTATCCAGTAGTTGACGCCCCTTACGGGCTAAAACCATTGAACTTGATTGGTGGTCAAGTATTTGCTGGGAGTACTCGTATGTACCCCATCCAATACGGTTATGCCACTGACATTTTCTATGGCGATTTCGTTGTACTATCGCGTGGTAATGTAACCCGTGCTTCAGTTTCTACTGGCACTGGTTTAAACCAAACGGTTGGTATTTTCTTGGGCTGTACTTACACAAACCCTTTAACCAAGCAAAAGCAATTTGCCCAATACTGGCCCGCAAGCACCCTCGCAGGTGATTGCCAAGCTTATATATCGGACGATCCTGATGCTGTGTTTAAAGCGGTTGTATGTTCCGCCACTACCGCTATTGCTTCCGCTGCTATGGCTATGATTGGTACTAACCTATCTGCCATTAACAATACGGGTAGCACAACCACCGGCAATTCTGCTAACGCAGTTTTAGCCCCCTCAGCTACTCCTGTAACAACCACCTTACCTTTGCGTTTGGTTGGCTTGGTACAAGAATCTGCTATTTCAGTAAGCGCAACTGGCTCTTCATCTTCTACAACTATTACCTTAACTGGTTCTGGTTTGCCTAGCGCAATCCCTGTTGGAACAGATGTGGCTTATGTTGCAGCAAACGGACAAATCATTCAAACAGGTTCTTTTGTAACCACCGCTGCCGCAGCCGCTGCAACGTCAGTTACGATTAACGCTGCGATTGCAGTCCCCGGCAGTGTTACCGCTATTCCTAGCGCATCCACTATTGTGTTTACCCAGTATCCCGAAGTTTTGGTTAAGTTGAACCAAGGCTTGCATGGTTACTACTCTGCCACTGGCGCTTAAGGAGTTACTTAAATGGCTATTTCACGTGCACAACTACTTAAGGAACTCTTGCCCGGCTTGAATGCTTTGTTTGGCATGGAGTACGCTCGCTACGGTGAGCAACACAAAGAGATCTACGAAACAGAGACCTCTGAGCGTTCCTTTGAAGAAGAGACCAAACTGTCCGGCTTCTCAGCCGCACCTGTCAAAAACGAGGGTTCCGCCATCGCTTATGACAATGCTCAAGAGGCATGGACTACCCGCTACAACCACGAAACCATTGCTTTGGGTTTTTCAATCACTGAAGAAGCGATTGAAGATAACTTGTATGACAGCTTGTCTGCTCGTTACACCAAAGGTCTGGCTCGTGCTATGGCGTATACCAAGCAGGTTAAAGCTGCCGCTACTCTTAACAACGGTTTCTCTGCCGCTTATGTCGGTGGTGATGGCGTTGCTCTGTTTAGCACTGCTCACCCCTTGGTTTCTGGTGGAACCAACTCCAACCGTCCTTCCACTGCTGCTGACTTGAATGAAACTTCGTTGGAAAACGCTGTTATTCAGATCGCCGCATGGACAGACGAGCGTGGTTTGTTGAT